ACTAAAAGTCAACGATTGGGAGTTAGAAAATTCCAAAATATGCTCCGTAAAATTGGAGGTGAATTGTATGTATAATAATGTTACTTTTTTATGTCATCATGGTACTAAAGGTCAAAAATGGGGTCAAAGACGTTTTCAGAATTCCGATGGCAGTTTAACAGCCGAAGGTCGATTACATTATGGTGTTGGAAAAGCTAGAGATGGAATCGGAAAAGTTGGAGCAGCAATTCGTAAGAAAGTCAAACCTACTGAGAGTGATCTTTTAGAAGAATATGATAAGGCAGCTGCTAAACAACGAAAAAAAGATATTAAACAAGCAACTAAAGAATTAAAAGGCAAAAAGAAAAAATTAGACGACATGGACGATTACGAAATAGATGCTCAATATAATCGTCTACGAAAAGAGCAAGCTATTCGTGAGATGGAAAAACAAAACAGTAAAGCGTATAAAGCAGCGCAAGGTGCTAAAATGGTCGGAAGAGGCACTGCAAAAGGCGTCGCTATGACTGCTAAAGGAACCGCATGGACTTTGAAAACAGTTGGGAAAGTAGCAAAACCATTGGCAGGACTTGCTGGTGATTTAGCTATGCGAGGTTTACGAAATGCAGGAAATAATTGGGTTGATTCGTTGACTATGTCGGACGCTGATCGCGCAAAACAGAAGAGCGATATTAGCAAGAATCTTCTGGAAGCACTTAAGAACGATCAAGAGCGTAAACGTAGAGGAACTGATGATTTTAAGTTTAACCTAGCAGCTGAAGATAAAATAAAAGCTGCACAGAATAAATATGAATTAGATAGAATCGAATCCGGTCAAGCCAGAACAAGTAAATTCTTAAAAGATGCTGCAGAAGATGCTAAGAACCAAGCATCGATTGCAAGGGATTTGAAGAAAGCATTTACAGAAAATGATGAGGAAAAGAAAACAGTATTTGACTTTGTGAAAGAGCAGCAAGCTATAAGAGATATTGCTTTAGCGAAAGAACAAACACGAGCAGCAAAGGGATACGAGCCTTCGTTAGATCGAGTAACACGATACACTAAAGCTAATAAGGGTAAATAACAGCAAAGGGTTAACTAATGTTATCTAATACAGCAACACCTAGATATTACGGTAAATTTAGAGATGCTGTGTTGTCAGGAGAAATACTAGTTAATGACGAGATATCGTTAGAAATGAATCGAATTGATTCATTAATCGAAGATCCTAGATTCTACTATGATCCGTTGGCAGTTGAGGGTTTTATTCGATTTTGTGAAAACGAATTGACTTTAACTGATGGATCTGATTTAAATTTATTAGATACATTTAAATTGTGGGCTGAAGAAATATTTGGATGGTGGTATTTCGTAGAGCGAAGTGTTTACCAACCAGATGAAAATGGTCCTGGAGGACGATATGTAAAGAAAATTGTTAAAAAAAGATTAACAAATAAACAATACTTAATTGTATCTCGTGGAGCAGCCAAATCCATGTATGCATCATGCATACAAAATTATTTTTTGAATGTTGATACTGATACAACCCATCAAATTACAACTGCTCCAACAATGAAGCAAGCAGAAGAAGTATTATCTCCTATACGAACATCTATCACAAGATCTCGTGGACCGTTATTTAAATTTTTAACAGAAGGATCATTACAAAATACAACTGGTAGTAAAGCAAATAGACAAAAATTAGCATCTACTAAAAAGGGTATAGAAAATTTCTTAACTGGATCATTATTAGAAATTAGACCAATGTCGATAGATAAACTTCAGGGAACACGTTCTAAAATAAATACAGTGGACGAGTGGTTGTCTGGAGATATTCGAGAAGATGTAATAGGAGCACTTGAACAAGGAGCTTCTAAAATAGATGATTATTTGATTTTAGCAACTAGCTCTGAAGGAACTGTTCGTAATGGAGCTGGCGATACAATTAAAATGGAATTAATGAAGATACTAAAAGGCGAATATGTAAATCCGCATGTTTCAATATGGTATTATAGATTGGATGATGTTTCTGAGGTATCCGATCCATCTACATGGATAAAAGCACAGCCGAATATTGGTTTGACCGTTAGCTATGAAACGTATCAATTAGATGTAGAACGAGCCGAAAAAGCTCCGTCTGCAAGAAACGATATTTTGGCAAAACGGTTTGGAATACCGATGGAGGGTTATACATATTTCTTTCGATATGAAGAAACATTACCGCATAGTAAACGAGATTATTGGAATTTGCCATGTGCAATGGGCGCAGACCTTTCTCAAGGCGATGACTTTTGTGCTTTTACATTTTTATTTCCATTGTCAAACGGATGCTTTGGTGTCAAAACTAGATGTTACATAACGTCTAGAACATTATACAGATTACCAAGCGCTATGCGAATAAAATATGATGAATTTCTAGAAGAAGGTAGCCTTCAAGTTCTAGAAGGTACTGTACTAGACATGATGGACGTCTATGAGGATGTAGACGAGTATATTATTAAATCTGAATATGATGTAAGGGCTTTTGGATACGATCCATATAATGCTAAAGAATTTGTAGAAAGATTCGAACGCGAAAACGGTCCTTATGGAATAACAAAAGTGGTTCAAGGTGTAAAAACAGAATCAGTACCATTGGGAGAATTAAAGAAATTAGCAGAAGATAGAGTTTTGTTATTTGATGAAGAAATGATGTCTTTTACAATGGGAAATGCTATAGTTTTGGAAAACACAAACGGTGGAAGAAAATTACTAAAGACTCGATACGATCAAAAGATTGATGCAGTAGCAGCCATGATGGATGCATACGTAGCATATAAAATTAACCGAGACAGCTTCGATTAATTAGGAGGTGATTATGAGTATTACAGATAGACTATCACATGCTTGGAATCTGTTTACAAATAGAAAGAAAAATACTGTTGAATTAGTACCGTCCAATAATGGTCGAGGCTTTGTTACATCGTCAACTAGTAGATTAGATAGAACTCCATTACGAATCGGAACTGAACGATCTATTATAGCTTCTATCTATAATAGAATTGCGATTGATGTGTCATGTATAGAAATACGTCATGCACGAATCGATCAAAATGAGAACTACGTGGAGCAAATACCATCTGGATTGAATGAGTGTTTATCATTATCAGCCAACAAAGACCAAACAGCAAGAGCCTTTCTTATGGATGTGGTTTTGTCTATGTTTGATGAAGGTGTTATTGCAATAGCTCCTATTGATACAACACTTGACATAACAAAGACTACATCGTATGACATCCAGTCTATGAGAACCGGACGAATAACTCAATGGATGCCAGACCACGTTCGAGTTGATCTATATAATGATAGAACGGGACAACGAGAAGAAATAGTTTTTCCAAAAGAAAAAGTATGCATAGTCGAAAACCCCTTGTATCAAGTAATGAATGAGCACAATTCAACGCTTCAGAGATTAAAGCATAAATTAGCATTGTTGGACATGACCGATGATGCTCAAAATTCGGACAAGCTGAACATGATAATTCAGCTTCCGTACACTATAAAATCTGCAAGTCGTAAAGAAATGGCTGAAGAACGACGCAAAGAAATAGAAATGCAACTTACTGATAATAAGTATGGTATTGCATACATCGATGGTACCGAAAAAATTATACAAATGGGTCATCCTATCGAAAATCGATTGATGGAGCAGATTGAATATCTGACTAATCAGTTATACGCTCAATTAGGGCTTACCCCCGAAGTATTTAACGGAACTGCTAACGAATATGTAATGCTTAATTATTATAGTAGAACCGTGGAGCCATGTGTGTCTGCTATAGTGGATGAAATGCGAAGAAAATTCTTGACAAAAACGGCAAGAACTCAAGGTCAATCCATAGTATTCTTTAGTAATCCATTTAGTTTGGTTCCAGTTGATAAACTTGCAGACGTTGCCGATAGATTCATTCGTAATGAGGTACTTAGTGGCAATGAAGTTAGAGGTATTATTGGTTATAAGCCAGTTGATACGCAAAGAGCGAATGAGCTAATTAATAAGAATATTAATCCTATTGACCCTATGTCTGGTGAAACGGATCCCGGGCTTGTAGAGGGAGCTCCTAATCAAAATGCGGAGATTCAGCAAGATATAGACACGACACGAGACGTCGAATCTATGTCAAGAGAGGAACTTGAGGAATACCTAAAGGAACTCGAAGCGTATAATGCTGAACTTGACGAGCTTCAGAAGCAGGTGGATGAAGCATGATTAGCAAAGAAGCAAAAATAGTATATCGAGTACATAAAGCACGAACAATGTTTGATTCTACTATAGATGATTATGAAAACTATATTGAACATAAATGGGATGCATACGAACAACGTAGAAACTATGATGCTCAAAAACGTCATGAAAGATATATTAGAGATCGTGACGCTGGTAAGACGGGCTATATAGGAAAAAAGTATAGGCCAGTATATGGTGGCAATGTAAAAAAGATAAAAAATACTGGGTAT